GGACTGGCATGATAGGCCCCTGTGCAATCGCCTGTTTGAAGTTACTGGCGAGGGGTGTGCACCTTGGGGTGGCCCTCAGTTCAGCCGAGATACCCGGCTGAACTCGTTTTTAGCGCACGTAGTTTCGTACGTCAAGCGGTCAGACGCGGGCGTATAAGCGCTCCATAGTCTGCACAGCTTCTGCGTGGCCAGGGTGTTGGCGGTCGGTGTACTTCTTCTGGAACTCGACATCCGCTTGAAGTTCCTTGATACGTGCGTCGGCTTTCTCCGGAGACATCTTAGCCGGGTCGTTCGGGTCGCCCCCACCGTCACCTGCCCCTTTAAACGTACTCTCCCCGGACTTATGGCCAAGCTTCGCCATAAGTCCGAGTAGTGCGGACGAACCTATCGCGTTCTCGATCTTGGACATTTCTGTCTCGCCGAGTTCGAGGGCCTGCACCACCCTCCGCCCCGCTGCGACGTTCTGGTCCCACTTCTCGCCCCATTCAGAGCGTAGTGCCTCGATTTCGGTTGCGTTCTGCTGCGCGTTTTGCTCGGCGAAGTCCGCGCCCATACTGGCTGCGTGTTCGTTCCAGCCGTCCGCGATGATCTGCGCTTGGTCCGGGCGGAGCCCCGCTTTGTGGAACACGCCTTTCCCGAACTTGACCATACCGTCGTCAACGGTCACTTCCTCGCCGAACTTGAGTTCGTACCCCTCTTCTGTTTCGGGGGCACCGATGCTCCGGTAGAACGCTGTCATGTCCTCCGGAGCCGCGTCGGGCTTTGGAAGCGCGACGACCGTGGGGTCGTTACGCTGCAAGCGCGTCAAACTGTAGTTCGCAAGCGCCAGCTCCGCAGGGTTTTTGTAACCTTTGGTTTCGATGTGAGACCGCGCTTCCCCCTCCGGTATGGCGTTATACCAAGGCTGAGCGCTGTCGCCCTCGCCCACGTGCCAAACACCGTCACCCGCTGACGACCACGGGGCCGTAGGCGGGCCTCCTCCGCCGTCCGCGCCGCCTTCGCCTCCGCCACCACCCCCGCCGGTACCTCCGCCAGCACCGCCTTCGCCTTCGCGTACGATACGTTGGAAGTCAAACATGCCGTTGATTTTCAAGTTAGTCTCCTTCTGCCTGGGCTATGCTGTACCTCGCGGCCAGCTCTTCTACCGGGGTATCCCGGTACTCTACTATCCTTTGCAGCGCCTGCTTCCTGCCCGCCATGACGTCCTGCACTCGACTGTCGGGGAAAAAGTGCTGATCGGACATAGCGTGTGTCCGCATGTCGGCTATCACAGCCTCGCCTTCGGGCGTGTTGAATACGCGCTTATACGCCAAAACCGTCTCTTTGAAAGAAGCGTACCGACCAACTAAGGTAGCCGTCTGCTTTTCTTTACGTTCAGCTTCTTGCGCGTCTAGCTCCTCGGGATCGAAGCTGATAAAGTCCGCGTCGTCCTCGCCGGGAAATCCCACCATCAGCTCTGTCCTAACTCCGTTATGGCCTTCGCTGCGGAACCTAAGTTACCCGCGTTCTGCAGTGCCGTATCCTGTGTCTGCTGTTGTTTACGGTCTTCTCGAACTTTTTCAATAGCGTCCGACGTCTTCATCCACCGCGCTGGTACTGCCATGTACTCCGTTATCTCTGGTATGGCGCTGTCAAAGTCGTAATGGTCAAGCAAGGAGGGGTCTTGCGTCTGTGCCGCGATGTTCATTGACATCTCGACGGACCGCATGAACCCGGACACCTCTTCCGAATACATCGCTTTGGCCATAGGTGACGTGTATATGGTCTCGTACTCCCCCTGCGCTTCGATCAGCTCCGGGGGCATAGGAGGAGCGACACCAAGTTCTGTAAGAACTTCCACTTCCCTCTGGATGGTGGGTCCCAACATCTCGCTCTGTATCCTACCCATAGTCGGAGCAAGGAGGGCTGCTTTCTCCCCGACGTTCTCTACGACTTCCGTAGCCGTCATTTCCGGGTGGTCTGTCAGTATCTGGAACAGAGTAACGAAGAACGCGTCTTCGATGTCTCGTTGTTCCGCCTGCAACAGAACTTCGCTTACTTGGAAGTTTCCAGTTTCCAGTATGTGGTACAACTTTTGTCCTGCAGAGCTAACGCCTCCAGGATTTACAGCCCCCGGTCGTAAATCTACTTCGCCGTTGAACACACGGTCGTCAGGAGTAAGTATCGTTGGGTCTCCGGCTCGGTTCCCCATCTTAAGCTGCGTCGTTTTCATCGCGGACGCCGCACCTAAAGACGACAGAGCCATGATCGCAGGGCTGTACCCGTAAGGGTGGCCCGATATCGTCGCGACACGGGGCATGGAGTATGGTAAAGACTGAAAGCCCTCTTCGGCCCCGACCCACTGTTTGTCTCTTACGCACATGAACCCACCACCAACCGGGTGACGTTCCACGCTCAGAGCCCCCGGATCGAAGTCGTCTCTGTGCCAGCAGTAATGAAAGAACTCTTCTTTCGACTGTTCGCCCTTCGTGTTCTTCGCTTCGTGAGCGGCCAAGCACGAAGGAAGTTCCTCGTCTGGGAACTTTATACGAAACTGCCGAGCGTTCAACCAGAACCGTCTGAACACTGCGTATACGTTTCCCTCGTCGTCCACCAAAACGAAGAAGTCTTGAAGCGGACAGGAGATATACGACATACCGGGAGTGAGGTTCCTCGCGTTAACCGCGCGTTGACCTGTGAAGAGCGGTCCGTTTCCATACGCACCTAGCTGCGTGTACGTTTCCGTGGTGGCGATACGAAAACGAGCTTTGGGGTCGTTGCGATATTTGAACAGGACGTCTGTCAACTGATCGAAGTACTCACGAACTCGACGTTTCGTACGCAGCCGAGTGTCCGAAGCCGTAAGCGTGTGCCATCTTTGACTGTCAGGCGTCGCGATACGCTGCAGGATGGCCACGTATTTAGGCAGACTGCGTACGCCCGTGCTGTCTTTGGACAACCTTCGTACCTGGGCGTTCTGCCCCCTGTTCTCGTGAGGTGTGTCTAAAGACTGCCAAGACGCGTATTGCGTCGGCAACGTGTACGCCGCAGCTACCCGCCACTCGTTCTCGCGAGGGTTCCGAAGCTGTTTGGCCTCTCCATACAGCGCACAAACCGCATCCGATTGGGGCCGCACGATCAGCTCCTCGCCGTAGCGCCGAGGAGGCGCGTCGCCGTGGCGGGGTTGTCTTCGCTTGCACCTCCGAGGATCGTAGCGGCACGACCCCTGCGACGTCTGCCGAATTTCTCCCGTTGCTGGACTTTCAGGCGTTCCGTATCGCTCTCCGAACGCAAAGGCGCGGGAGGTGGCGGCTCCGGAAGGGGGGCTGCAGCCTGGGGTATTACGGGTGCTGGCGCAGGACTGGATACCATGTCACATCTCGTTGTTGACTGACAGAATGCGAGCGGCAGGGGTCCGGTCGTCCCCACCGGAGCGAAGAAGCCGGTTAGCAGTTTGCGGCTCGGACTTCGGTTTCGGCGCGGGTGCCGCTGCCTTTTTCTTCTCGGGCTTATGCAGCCCTAACGGGTCGGGTGGGTCCGGCAGGCCAGGGATGCTCGGCGGTCTCGGGAGTATGCCCATGTGTCAACCATCCATTCCTAAGACGTCTTCTTGAACCTTCGCCAGACGTTTTGCACTGTGTAAACGGTTCCGGTCTCGCCGTGCCACTTTCACTGCAAACGTGAGCATCAAGCTATCAACATCATCAGGAGAAGGCAATCCTCGCGCGCTCATTTCCTTTTTGGACTCCATTATGAGTTTTTGCGTTTGCGGCTGATACCCGTAACGCAGAGCTTTCATCTGGTCCGTGAGTTCTTTGGCGGGGTTCGGAAGTACGCCTTCCTCCCACAGCCATTCGCGCAGCTCGTGGTACCAGTACGCCCGGTTGTTCTGGAACTTCTTGTGCAACGGTACGGCGGGGGTCGCGCCGGGGTACACCTCGATAACCGGGTACCCCCAATGTTTCAGTAAATCGATCAACCCGGTCGTAGGTCCGGTGCCCTCTACAATGATCGCGTCGGGCTTAGTCCGGTTAGCCTCCTCGGATACGATTTTGTACGCCTCGATACTGTTCATGCCGGGAAAGTCTAGGCCCGGTATCGTACGCGCGTCTCGGCCTTGACGATACCGTATCTTGAACCTGTCGCCTCCGGGGCTCCGGGAACCATCTACGCCCATGATCAAAGCCGCGCCGCTTTGAGCCAAAGCGTCCTCTCGGCTTTGCGCAAGATCGATTGCCTCTGCAGGTATGAACGCTTCAAAAGATGTTCTCGGAAACTGACCGTAGACCCGTACGCGCGCTTCGTCGCTGTCCTCGCCATACCGGTCTATGATATCCTGCAGCGCAGTTTTGTTCGTAAAGCGAACGCTGCGGCTGTCGATATGCTGCGTCCGGTACATGTCTTTGTGGTCGTTAAAGCAATCAAAGAACTCGCCGTCGGGTTGCGTTGGGTTGCTAAACGCAAGGAAGAACGCTTCCCCGTCCGTCAACGCGCCCATGGACACTTCCCATATCTTAGGAAGTACGCCGGATGCCTCGTCGAACACGACGGCCACTGTCTTACCTTCGTTGTGCAGTCCCTGAAAAGCCTCGGTGTTGGTCTCGGAAACCGTCGCCGCTGTCGCTCTGTAGTTCTTCCTCCGGTCTTCGCTGTACGCCGCGAAGCTGTACGTCGTCGCGGTCCACAGGAACCAGTGACCGTTTATCGCAAGTTGTTTCCACTTGGAAAGCTCGGGCCAGGTCTTGTCTTCAAGCTGGAACTGAGTTGACGCTGTTACAGCCATACGTGTATCTACGCGTGTGGACATCAGAAAGTGGATAATCCACGCCACAAACGCGGACTTTCCGATACCGTGTCCGGACGCGATAGCGAGTTTGTAAACGACCATGTCGAGCCCGAGATCGCGTCGCATTACGTTCAGTTTTATGTGCTCGCCGAGTGCGATCAGCTCGTCGCGTTGCCAGTCTTCAGGTCCGTCTTTCTCGGCAAGAGGGTTGGGAGCCCCGTCTGCCAAAGTCGGCTCCCCCCACGGAAACACCGCCATAACAAAGCCGTAAGGGTCGTCGTAGAACCCGGCTATGAACTCGGCTAGACTGGCTTCGATATCTGCGCTAGGTTTATCACTACTCGCCACATTGACCTCAATTCTGCCGGTGCCATGTCGCTTATATACGAAACATACGCAAAGACGCTAGACGCAATCGGTCTTATCGGCCAGGGGCACACATTCACGAGTGCATGCGATCTCGCGGGGGTGTCCATCCCGGCGTTCCATAAGTGCATCAAGGAGAACGAAGACTTGGCCGGAGCGCTCGACGAGGCGCAGACGCGCGGTAACGACGCCATGGCTGACGCCCTGATCGACATCGACAACCACAAGGTCTATGGAACGACGGACCCTAAGCTCGCAAAGGTTCGTTCGGACAACATCAAGTGGGTGCTGGCACGACGGGACAGCAAACGGTTCGGCGACAAGGTCGAGGTTACGCACAACGTGAACGTGGACGTCGCGATCACGTCGCGGCTGAACGAAGCGAGGAACCGGACGGCGCTGATCGAAGCGGAAGCCGAGGACGCTATCATACTCCAGGACCCGGCGCTGTTAGAGCTACTGTCTTAGACGGAGCCGCACCGAAGGCCCAGCTCGACCCGCTTACTGGATCGGCCCTTTCTTCGCGGTTCCGTCTACAGGAACTGAAGCCCCTCGAACGTCGAACAGGAACGGGACAAACTCGCCCGGAACTGTACCGAGATTGTAGCCTGCGCCCGGTTGATAATCGGAGTTTGCCGCGTCCGTGTAACCTGGGTCCAGCGCAGATCCTATAAGACCGTATTCTGTTCCTAAACCGAGGCCATCACCTGTGAACGGCTGAGAGCCAGCCACGCCCGCTGTTCCAAAATCAGGATCACCGAATTGTGCTTCGATGATGGCATTGTGCTGCATGGAGACGCCATACATCAGCGCCTGATTACCAACGTGTGTGGCTTCACCGAGGAACACATCACCCTTGATAGAGTAGCTGTACCAGGTCGTGCCGGTCACGTACACTTGCTTGACCGCATTGGCAGATGTGCCGTGGCAATACATGAAGTTGTTGCGTTCGATCTCTGGCAGCAGATCGTTTTGGATGACGACATTCAGCATGTCATTGCCGGTGCTGGTCCCGCCGATTGCCATGATCTGGTTATTCTCGTCTGGGCCTTTGTAGTCCCACTCATTCAAGCAGGATGCAAAACCACGGTCGTTGATGGCGTACTCAATGGAGAGAAGAAGACCGCCTGTAGAGCGGTGTATGCGGTTGCCGTAGAACATCCGGCCTATGGCGTTCTCTTGGCTGTTCGGCGTTAGCACTTGGTCACTGACCGGGGCGTCTTCGAAATCGTTACCAATGAGGTGGTGAACGCCGCGATTGCCGTAGATGTCACCCGTGCAGCCATACATGCAGGCTGTCAGCTTGAATTGCGTGGACTCGCTTTGGCCGACAAGATCGCCATCACAATTGTAGAAGTAGTTTCGACCAGACCCACGCGTGAACACGCTCGCCGTGCCATTCGAGTTCTCATCGAAGGTGACGTTCTCCCAGATTAACGATGGCTCGAACGACGCCCCGACTGTGTTCTTGTAACCCCAGAGGCAACGATTACCCGCGCCGCGGCTTACCGTGATATTCTGGGCTGCGTCTCCAAACCGAAGATGCTTCGGCATTCCGAAGTTGCGATCAGTGTTGTCCTCTTGCTGAAGAGAAGACCCCGCCCCAACGGCCCTGATTTCACAGTAAGCAATCTGTGCATCAGTGGCGTTGCTGTTTCCGTAACTGTTTAATCCAGCGCCTTGTGTGTGCGTTTGGCTGGCGGCTAGTTGGACCTCTCCACCGCCCGTGTCATTGCGGCTGAAGTTTGTGTTATTGTAGCTCTGTATCGCAAGGAGAGCCGCTCCGATTGTCGCGAACGGCGATGCGTCTGCCGTTGCCTGCGTTTCAGATGCAACTCCAGTGCCATCGTTGCCCGTAGACGTATTCACAACCGCAATGGCATGGCCGTAAGCAGCCCGATTGCCGTTCACGAACTTCAGAACTGTAAAGTTTGGTGACGGGTATGTGCTCGCATCGGAAGACGCGGTGAAGGATGCGCCGACCCATGGCTTGATTACCGCGTTCATCGTGCATTCGACGCCATCATCAAGGGCCGAGGTGTCTACCGTCGCTTGATAGATCGTAACGTGTCTGCCGGTCTTCGTGAACGTGTGGTCAACGGGAGTGCTGGTCCTTACCGTGGCAGTTGTATTCGTACCGTCAGTCGCGGAAAACTCCACGCACGCAACGGGTCTGCCTCGCCTAGCGTGGGCATGGATGACAGCGATGCGAATTGTAAGGCTGTCACCCTCTGCAAACTCCCGATCTTTTGTGATCCAGTATGGGATGGGCTTCGGTGCCGCCAGTGTCGAGTTAACCAGAACGCCAGACACCGTATCACCAGAATAGACGTATTCTGACAGCGAAACATCTGAAGCCGTGAACGTGTTGTTGCTTGGGTAGATCTCATCAATTCGGTGCGTCAGCTTCAGATTGCGGGTCAGTGATGCCGCCGATCCGTCCTCGGCAAAGCCTGCCGATTGCACGACAACGTAGCGATCATCAGCCGCTGTGACCTTATCGCCAGTCGATGTGCTGGTCCCGGTAAGCCCTGAGACCGTTGCGCGCCAGCCATCAGCGTCGATGGCAGAAACGTCATCGTCGGTTGTGATCTGAGACCCCGCCTCTTCGAAGTACGTCTCTAGGACCGTGTCGCCGTTACCGTCCAGGACCGGGTAGTCACCTGAGAAATCGTAGGGTGCGCCTGCAGCGCCCGCTGTGGCCACGATGGTGTTCCCGGCCCCGTCGAGGACAGGGTAGTCCCCCGAGTTGTCGTAGGGCGTACCGCCCGTCCCAGCGTCTCCGACTACCGTATCGCCGTTACCGTCCAAGACCGGGTAGCTCCCGGAAGGGTCAAACGTTGGTCGAGGCATCGTAGGCTCCTGCAAAAGAAAAAGAGGACAGCCCGAAAGCTGCCCTCTCCTCGGCCCCCGGCGAGAGGGTCAACCCAACGCCTTGCAGTCCCCCAGCGTTGGGTCCTTATCCCACAACCGACGGGATGCTGTCAACCCGCCCGAAAGTGCTGGCGCGTTCGTCCCGAGCCTCTTGGAGCCGACGCACTTCACGCTCCAAGCCAGCGATCCGGGCGAGGTGTTCATAGCGCTCGGTGCGGAGCCGATATGCCTCGTTAACCTTCTCGCCCAGATCGTTGGACATCGACGCAATCGTTTGCTGCAGTTCGTCCCGTTCGGCCAGGAGCTCGGCGTCCGTGGTCGATGCCCCGTTCGCCTGGGCGGTAGCGAGTTGGCCGGACAGTTCGTCCCGTTTATTCTCTGCCTCTTCGGCACGGGCCAAAAGCCCTTCGACTGCACCCTTACGACTGCGCGCATGGAAGGTCAGAGACGCTTCGATCGCGGCGCGGCGCTGGTCCGCGGGTGCGGCCATTAGGGCGTCGGCAGTCTCAGATACAAACCCCGCTTCTTCAGCGCTGAGCTCAGGCATTTCGGGCTCTTCGGATATCAGCTCTTCGTTCGTTTGTTCGTCGGTCATGTCTTCCTCCTGGTCATGCGTGTGTCAGAAAGCCGAGAGCCTACTCGACATCTCCCCTCTTTGCAACGCCGTCCAGAGCCGCCGCTAGCAGGGCTAGCACTCCTCGTATCCGAGTTTGCGCGTCTTCGATACGCGCTTTCGTATCCTCGGGCTGCACGGTGTTTATGTACGCCAAGTTCGCAGTGACGACACGAGACTCTTCAAGCGCGTCACTGAGCTGGGCTTTAAGGACTTCACGGTCTTGCATTATAGTACCTCCCGTAGTGTCTTAGGGCGTCTTCGCTTTCACGGTGCCGCCACTCAGTTGCAGGTATGCGGAGTGAGAACTCTAATTCCCTCTGTTCGATGATGTGCTGCACCATCGCAACAGCGTCGGAAGAGGGCCTCCAAGGTTCAATCGTCTTCTCTAAGAAGCGCGCCACGGTCTCGACGGCGTGACGGAACTCTACGGTGTCCGTGTCCTTAACGATGCTGATCGACGCGTCTCTCGCCATCTGCTGGAATATATGGTTCACAATACCGTCCGGAGCTTGAAGAGGAGCAGCTGCCGCTAGTCCACGACGACGACCCTCCTCCCTCGCCTCCCGAACACGTTGAACGGTTCCGTACTCACGCGTCGCAGCCTCTCGTCGGCGACGTAAACGTTCGGTACGTGCGAGTGCCGCGTAGTTCGGTTTGGGTTTCTTAAACATCCAAAACGTCTCCGCGCATTACGCCTCCCGGCACGACGCCAGCTCGACGGACATCCCCGTTATCTGCTGGCGTAATCTCGTACTTCTTGTCGTGCATGATCGTTTCTCCTGTTCGCCGGGTAAGTCGCGACCGAAACGAACGACGAGGCTGCGTCTACGTTCCGGTCGCTAGAGCCTGATCACAAACGGGTGGGGTGTACGATCAGGCCGTGTCTGCACCTAAGCGGTGCTAAACTTGTTTGTCAACTACTTTTCTAAAAACCGTCCGCGTCCAAGAGCCTGTCCACCCGCGCGAGTTCGGCGAAGTACCCCCACCGACCCGCTATGGCATCGGCGTGGCCAGGGTGGAACCGGGACCGCGCCATACGCCTCTCTTCCGGATCAGAGGTCGGCCCCATCGAATGCACCTCCGGTCGAGCCGTGGTGCCGTCTAGGGTACCGGTCCTAACTAGTGGGGGTAAACCGCCGACGCGCCACCAACACGTCGCTTTCTTTACGTTGTCCGGTCCGTCCGGATCAGTACCGAACCACCACGGCTGCACGACCTGTTTCGGTAACTTGTCCAACTCGGACATGGTCTGTGCGTACCGCAGCATCACCGGGTTTTCCACGGCGTACGCAGGTATGGGGCAGTCCTGTAATAAAGACCAAACGTCCCACGCTGCGCGCATCATGCCTAGGACACGCTCTTCGTTTAGCCCGTTCTCTTTCTTTCCGTCGATGTACAGATGCTTCGACGAGGAGTTCGTCATGTATGTGCACGTAGGGTGGAACACGCCAAGGTCCCAGCCCGCGCCCCACACCTCGCGCCAGTCGCCAACGTAGTGCGGTCCGGGTGCTTGCGTTTCTACGAGGTCGCACGACATCGCGTCATGCCCGTGTCGTAGGAACGCGTCACGCAACACGCCGGACCGCTCGCCGCCGATCAGGACCTTAGCCAAAGTACCACGCCAATAAGGACTGGCCAAGGAACGCAGCCCAACCCAAACCGGCGATGATCTTGAACCGCAGCACATCGTCTTTCAACTGGTACATACGTGCCTGCAACGCAATCGCGTCTCCATGACGGATGTCGATGCGTCGCTGCAGGATACCAACGACTGTCGAAGGCACGTCGGACTTAACGTACCCGTGCGAACGCCCCAGCCCTTTCACATAGAAGTCCGTACTGTGTACGAGCTGCAGTCCTCGCTCTCCGTTCAACGGTTCGTCTTCGAGCTTTACGTTCATATCGTGTTTCCTTTCTCTCGCCGGAGGTTTTCGCTTATCTGAGCGCGGGTTTCGTCGCCGCCTTAACCGCCCACATCGCAGCATCCTCGACGTGCGTCATGGCCAGGGCTTTCAACCGAGCGACTTCGGCACCGTAAGCCGGATCGTTCGGGCATTCGATCCGGTCAATAAGGTCGATCAGGTCCGCTGCCGCGCGTTTAAGTTCGTTGACATCGTCTCGACCACCGGGGTTGAAGCTGATGCCCACCCGGTACTCGCCTCGTGTCTGCGGGTCAGGCATCGTATCTTCGTTCTCTGAGTTCATATCTCATTCTCCTCGTTTCTTTCGGAGAGGCCACGGTATCGAGCTCTCCCTTATCTGTCAATACGCGTAGCGCGCGGTTCTCTCGGTGTACGCTATGTAAGCCTCGTACGTCTAGGGTTTACACTCCTGCAACACCAAGGTAGGAACTCGGCTTACACTCTGACAACACCGAGCGTTTCGTACGTGTCTCCTGTTAGGGTTTACGCTGTGTAAGCCGGTTTACGTCGTGTAAGTCGGTTTACGTCGTGTAAACTTTTATATTTTTATGTACGTGTCGGAGGTGTCGCCTGTTTCGAGAGAAGAGCGCGGAAAAGCTATTAGGCCCCCTACCCCCCCCCGCCCCCGGCCTCTTCGATCTGATCACATGAAAAAGGATGCTTATCGTGCTTGATTTAACATAATATAGATTATCGCTTTCTAA